TTCCTGGTTTTAGGTAAATCTTATCACCAACTTTAAGAGATCTACTTGTTATTGTTATTTCTGTTACTACTGTTAGTAAATCCATTTCAATTGTTTGTTGTTTACCATCAATAATAACATCACAATATACTGGTTTAGATGCATCAAAGGTTCCAACAACATTTGCAACAAACAATTCTATAATTTTTTGATTTAATTCTTTTTCTACATTAATTTGTAAAACTCTAGCAGAAGCAGTTATAGTTGTAGTTGGTTTTTGATATATGATTGCATTTTTTAATAAAAAGGCAGTTTGAACATCTATATTTTTAATTTTCATGCCAACATTTTCTACCCATAAGTTTCCTGATGCTTTGATCAGGTCTTTCTTTGGATAATAAAAATCAACATATGTGTTGTAAAGAAGTCTGAACAAGAATTTAAAAGATTTTTCTGAGCCTTTTGCTCTATAGAAATCTTTTATGTTTTTAATAACTGTTCTTAAGTTTTTAGTATCACCTAACTCAAATATGTTTTCGGGGAAGTCGTTCAGGTATTGTATTCTAAAATTTGATAAGAATACTTCTGGTGTATTGTCTACATCGGCAAAAAATTCAGATGTAAATGGCATATAAACCGGATTGTTTGATTTGTGTAGCCACTCATAATATGCTTCTGTGAATCTAGTGAATGTTCTGTAGTCATCCTGTATGAACTGTGGAAGTTTTGTTTTTGAAAACGCCCATGTTAAATTTTTTGATTCATATTTTTCATTTACAACATTAAATTTTACAGAAAATTCAGTGTCTTCTATCTTTACATTGTTTTTATTCTTTAAATAACCAGTTAGTTCATAATTTTTATTTACCAATGAAGAAAATATATATGAACCTGTTAAATCTGAAGTAATTTCTGTTTCACCACCATCTATTGACAGAACAATTTTATGTGTTTTATATTTTTCTAAATTATTTAATAACTTATAACGAAATTTTAATTCATTACCATATATCGCAATATCAGGTTGTGGATATAAAATTTCTACTTGTACCATTTTTAACTCGTTGTGTTGTTTGAACTATTTCTGTTTGCGTATGATGCGTTGGTCAATGAGTTTTTAAATACTTGAGTCATAGTAACTGTACTATTTCTAGTCACACTACTATCAAAAGTTAAAATAGTATCAAAATCTGTAAAGATATCTGTATCACTTGGTGTTCCAGTGAAGTAAATATAATTTTGATTATTGATATATGATGCTAGAGTAAAATCTTTAATGATTACTACTCCAGTTTCATAATTAACTGTTCCTGCATTACTATTGAGGTATATTCTATTATTATTTGTGTCTAAAGTATAAATTCTCATCTTTCCATCACCATCATCATCAAAATAGCATACTTTAGTTACTAATTGTGAGTTCTCTAGAACCAACATATTGAAATAAGAACTTTCAACAACAGGTACATCATAACAAGATCTTGGGTGATAAAGTTTATTGCCAAAATCTATAGTGAATGTTCCTTTAATGTTTATTTCTGGATATATTCTTTTTTCCATTGTAGCAGCAACAGATGCAGCAACAATACTTGGATGATACTTTAATACAGTTGGTAGTAAATCTGATACATAGAAATCGTCATCAAATCCTTTAAAATTATCTACTGCATATTGTCTCAAACTTGTATTAACAATTTCTCTTATTTTTACTTCTGAATCTCTTGTGAGAGTTGGATCATATTTGATGTTTGCAATGAGATTTACATAAAGAATATCTGGATCTAGTATCTCAAGTGATATTCCTAGAACTGATTTACTTCTGACAATAGAATCAACAATTTGTTGTTTTTCTGTTGTAGTTAATCTTGAACTGTTTATTGGTTTAATTGATGCAAACACTTTTCCGTATTGTGGTGGATTATTTTGCTCACCACCCCAACAGCGAATAGATTCTACATTATTGAAATTTTTTAGAATTAAACTTTCATAATCCGTAGCAGTAACTGCTCTTTCTTGATTTGAATAATTTTTAAGAGCATTTACTCTTATATTCTCAATATCTTCTCTATCTGCACCACCAGAAGATGCTTCAACTGTTTCAATCTCGTAACCAGATAAACTGAACGAACTAAAAGAAGTTGAATCATTTATTCCGATGTTATTTGCAGTAGCACCAGCAGATACTAAAAATTCAAAGATTACTAAATTACCTTTTTCCAATTTCTTACCAAAAGTGCCATCACCAAATACTACTTCATAATTTCCAGTTGGTGATTCTTGAACAAAGAATACTTTAGATTCTGAATTAGTTAGGGTTATATCATTAGACATTACCCATTCATTTTCTATTCCTTCTTGATTTGTGATAGATGTTGTAACGAATGCTCTAATTGAAGATAAATCTATACCTTCATATGGTAATAATATTCTAGTATTTGAATCTGATATTATTGCAGAATATGTCGTGTAAACACCTTGAATAATTGGAATATCTGTTATACCATAACGAGTTACATTACCTGCGTCATCGAATTCGATTGGATCAAACGAGTATGAAGCAGTTGTAACGAATGTATAGGTATTGTTATTAGTATCGGTTGCTGTTATTTGGGTGTTTCGGTTGATTACATCATCCGTATAATTGCTAGCATCTATTTTTATGTTTATGGTAGCTGTTGCCGCTTTTGTAGATTTTGGTGTATATCCCAAATTTTTTGCTAAAGAGACAACCGATGATCTTTTGCTTGCACTGTCAATGAAAGTTTCATTGACTACCATATTATTATAGAAGGCATTATAGTATGTGTTATATGCTAGAAGATCCATCAAAACATTGAATGCAGAACCTTCAAAAGAATAACCACTAAATTCAGATTGCTTATTAAGGAAATCAATCAAGTTTGATTTGATTGATACGAAGTCTAAATTGGAAATATCGCCTCTTTTTTGTTCCATTTTATCTTGTTCTTTCTAGTGAAAAACTTAGTGTTTCTTCTTTGTTTCCTGTGTAATAATATTCTATTGTAATATCTATAGAATTTTGATCAGGTATTCCAGATACTAAAACACTTTTTAGGGTTATTCTGGGTTCATATTTTATTAAAATTCTTCTGATGTTTTCCTCTAATACTTTATCACCATTTAACAAATAATTTTCAAATAAAAATCCTCTAATATTTGCATTTAAATCCGAATTAAATGGTTTTTCATATAATCCTAGAAGTAACAGTGTTCTTAAGGATTGTTTTACAGCATCCGAATTGTTTTTTCGGTTTAAATCACCTGTTAGTGGGTTAACATTAAAATTTAAATCTATGTCTTTGCTGGTCATTTTAATTATGTATATTTGTTTTTTAATTTACAAATACATTATTAGAACCACTTATTGGATGACCACATGTGGCAGGATCGCCTTGTCTGACCACATTAATATTATTTGCAAAAACATTAGATGATGCTGCTGCTAAACTTGCTACACAGTGTTCTTGACATCCACACCCCGGTCCACAACAGCAAGGGGGGTGTGGTGTGACTCTATCTCCTCTTTGGGCAATCATTGTATTATTTACAAATACATTACTAGAACCCAAAGCGACTCCACCACCAACAGTATCTACAAATTTTCTTGCTGCTCCCCTCATCAGATTGATACTCCTACCGCCACATCATCCACACAAAGAGCAAGGGATATACCACAGTTCTTTGGTCTTCCACCAAGTCCATCAAAGATACTTGCGATTGCATCTATTACACTACCGATACCGTCTATAATGCCACCTATAAATTTACCAGCAGCATCAAATACTTGTCCAATTATATCGGTTATTGTTCCTATGACATCTGCTATTGCTTTTGCTAGAGAATCGATTACAGACCCTATAGCGTCGATTACAGAACCAATGGCATCCATTACTGCTCCTATTGCATCCGATATAACTTTACCGACTGCATCCAAAACTCCACCAATTGCATCAATTATACCACAAGCAATATCTGTTATAGTTCCAAAAATGTCACCAACAAATCCTGCTATTCCACCAATACCGCTCTTTATATTTGATAAGAAATCTCCATCACCAGAATATTTGTTTAGAGCATCTGCTGATCCGGGAACTACACCTCCAGCAACATCCTTCACGCTATCTACTGTTCCACCCATAGAGTTAGCAACACCGTCTACCGATCCAGTAACACCAGAAACATTATTTGTTAATGTTGCTGTGGAACTTGCTATATTTGTTAACTTTCCGGGATCATTTCCTGCGACTGCTAATTCTTGTTTAAGACCACCTAGTTCACCAGAAGCACCTGATAATTGTGTTTTTGCAGCATCTAAAGTTTCTAATTGTTTAGATAAATTATTAACTGCACCTGTCAATGCGGATGCTGGTGTTTTACCATTTACTGTCTTAGACCAACTACCAATTGCTCCTGGGGTGTAAACAAATGATTTATCAGGTAACGAAGCAGAACCTGCAGTTGCTGCTCGATTTGCGGTTGCTGCTCTTGGTGCAGATGGACCATTTAAGTGAATAACACTACCAGTTTGTAATAGTGCTCCAGAAGCATTTATTCCCATCAATGCACCAGAAGAAATACGCATAGAAGCACCACTCAAAATATCAACAGAAGAACTTCCATTTAGTTTCATTGGTCCTTGACTTAGTACTTCCATACTTGAAGTTGAATATATTTTTGCAGTAGTTGCAGCAAAAACATCAATACTGGAATCTGATGTTATTTTTGTTGCACCAGTAAATGAACCATCGAAAGTTCCGCTACTTGAAATTGCAATATTTCCATCAGTGAATATATCCAAGTCTCCCTGTGCTACTTTAATTTTAGTTGGTCCAGAAACTGACAATTCTTCGTATTGATCTATAAAAGTTCTTCTACCTTGTTCAACCTTTAAATGTGATTCTCCATGAATTAATTGATGATGATTTGCACCAACTTCAATACGCATATCACCTTTTTCTACAAAAGTTTCAGAATAACCCTTGGTTATCCATTTATTGTCAAAGTCACCATCAACTCTTATGTCTCTGTTTCCACCTATTTCATTAACTACATCTTTACCAACAACAGTATGCATTTTTCCAGTTACTTCTAGATTATAATCACCATTAATAAAATGATTATAATTGCCCTTTTCTTGACGGATATTGACATCGCCTTGATTCATTAGAAGATTGACATCACCCTCTTCTAACTTTAAATTGCAATTACCTTTCTTTATTAGAAGATTGACATTTGCATTTCTGCCAACCTCAATATCAAAATTTACATTCTTTGCTGGAGTGCTTTCTGTGTCATCATGATTGACGACAATTTTCATTGCCTTATCAACCGTCATATTACAGAAACCGTCTATGTGGATGTAATCATCTCTTAATACAGATGTATATCTGTCTCTTACTACTTTTGTTACTCTATCTCCATTTGGATGGAATTCCTCAAATGTTCCTGTTCTGTGGAACACATCTATTCTTTCCGATCCGGGTGTATCGTCTACTTCTATTACATGACCAGATTCTGATTCATACACTTTGTTATATGGATATAGATTATCAGTAACTTCACCCTTGATTTTACCATAGGGTGTCTCTGGTTCACTCCACTCGCCTTGTGTTTCTGTAGTAGTTGCCATATTGATTCTCTAATATTTAGTCTTTACAGCCACAGTCTCCGCATTCACTGTCTCTATTTGGATTGTTTACATCCAATTGATTGTTTTGTTTATTTGTTATATCTGTTGCAGGAATTGTATTTCCATTTATTATTATATTTCCAAAAGGATCTCTTGCAATTGGATTTCCATTTGCATCTGTTAGAGGTACAGTACCATTACCAAATTGTACTTCTGCAGATTTTGCTGCATCTTCTGCAGCAGCATTTGCTTCTAGTCTTTCTCTTTCTCTTCTTACTGCATCTGAAGTTTGTCTCTTAAATCTATCGTTTGCTTCTCTTCTTGCACGCTCGATATCATATGGTGATACAAGAGAACCGTCTGAAGATGGAACATATTGACCAACAGATTTCTTCTTGAGATCTTCCAATTCTTTTTGTATTCTTGAAATATTTTTGGTATTTACTGTTGTATTTGTAGAATTTACAACATTTTGTTTAATTGTACTTGCTCCAGATTTAACATTATTCATTGTATTCTTATAACATGAAGCAGCAGCAGTAACTATTGCTGGACTTACAGTTTGATTTGCTCCAACTGCAGCAGTTCCGCTGGAATAAACTGTTTGACCATTTGCGTTCGTTGGTTGATCTTTAAATTGTTTATAATTTTGTTTCAATGATGGTTTGGAAGATGACTGAACACCATTATAACCAACACCCAATCCTTTATTTGTTCCTTTAGCAGCACCACTTTCACCAGTTATTCCTGTTTCAAATTTATCAAATGCAATATCTGCAACTGGAATAGCAGTTTCTCTGGTTCCACCATCTTCTCTTGAAGCACTCTTTACACCAACTGAAGTTTTATCTAAACGAGTTGAATCGTTTAAACCTAAAATATTTGTATCAGGTGTACCATCAGCATTTTTGGTAGCATCTGCTGTATATGCTGCTCTTGGGTATGTTGAATTTGATTCTGCTGTTTTTAACTGAGCACCATGTCCGTCACCATCATTTCCTTTTCCATCTGGATATTTTCTTTCATCAAATTGATTATTTGGTGCTACTTGTCTTTCTTCATAACTTCTTAAGTCTTTAAATCCTGTTCCGGGTTCTTCGCCAAGTGCTTTTAGAGTTTTAGCATTAAGACCACCTATAGAACCAAGAACCATTGGTATTTGATATGAACCCGGATCTGTAAAAAATCCTAAAACCCAAGAACCTTCAACAAGACCAAATGGTGTCATACCTATACCACCGACACCGGCAGATGTTATACTCTGAACTGGTGTTGCCCAAGGCAAATCAGTGGTTGACATTACATTCTTATCTTCATCATGATATCCGAGCACACGAACACGAACTCTGCCCAATTTTAATGGGTCTTTTCTATCTTCGACTACACCGAAGAACCATGCAAAACCATCTTTTCCTAAAAATCCGTTCATAATCTTAATCCTGGGACAAATCCTTGTACTCTATTGACTGTTTCTGGATAACATCTTGCATCATCACATAATTGTTTTACTGCTGAAGTTCCACCTAACTGTTCTACTGTAGTTTTTCCTGCTAACAAATCATCTAATTTATCTGCTGCTGTATCTGCTGTGTCTGAATATTCGGAATCTCTTCTTAAAGAAAGAGTAGTTCTTAAATTAAAACCTAAAGTATCTCCTCTATTCTCTAATGTATGTTTAATCTTTGTTATTAGGAATTTTCCTACAAAGAAAGGATCTCTTGATTCTTTAGTACCAACAGAATCAACTTGTGGTCTTCCAAAGAAAACAACATCTCCTAGACTGATACCAACATTTCCTTTTATTTCAACATCAATACCAAATTGATCCATAGCAGCCATAGAAGCAATTCTTTGTAATAACCATTTATCTACATTATTTGATGGGTTATCTGGGTTTCCTGGCTTTTCATCTACAGAATATAATTTAGTTGCTTTTGGATAGTACTTGATTACAGTTTCTGGATTATCATATACTGCATTTATTGGTGATGTGGTTGGTGAGAAATTTTTATCAACTAGTTGTCTATCATAAAGATGGTTTTGTTTTTTAAACAATTCATCATATCGAAGAGTTGTTTTTGCATATTTTTTTCTTGTTATATCAAAAGTTAAACAAGTTGAAGCATACATTCCGTCTTTAATATTGTTGAGTGGTGAAAATTCTTTTGCAATGTGCTGTAATGCTTCGAATGATTTTTGATTTATTTTACCAGAAACAACATTATTATCTGGCATCATTCTGATTGTTATGCCATCATCTTCTTTTGTTCCTATTGCTGGTTCCTTTTTCATCAATGAACCAATACTAGTAAAATGATGAACTCTATCAATATCTTCATAGAAAACAAAGTTGTGGTTTTGCTTTGAATCTTTTGATGTATTTTTATTTGAAACAGTTGTTGATTGACCACTTGAACCAGAATATGCTCTAGTAGTTAACCACATGATTGCTTTCATTGGAGAAAGATTTGGTATTATTACTTTTTGTTTTGAATCTGTTTCTTCATCGACAACTACATCTAACGACAAATATTTTTGTCCTATATTTGAAACTATTGTACTAATTTTATCCTTATAGGACTTTCTGATCTTTTTAAATTCATTTTCTATCATTCCTTTAGAGCAGAAATGATATGTGGTTATTTGTTTAAAAATACCTTGTTCACCAGCAGATTCCAATGGTAACATCGAAACCTTATAGATATAAAATTTTTCTGCATTTATAGTTTTATCTCTAGAAACAGCAGTCGTTTTTGTTGATAAGTTGAATATGAGTTCTTCACCCTTTCCAACTATACCACCACGGAAGTTTTTTGTTACTCTATTACTAGGAACATCGATAATTGATATATCACCAGTAACAAATGGATCATATATGCTTTGATATATGTTTATTGAACTAACTACTGTAGTTATATCAACTGAGGTATCTTCTGACTTAATTATTATACTTCCTAGAGTTTCAAGATTTATCATATTAAACTGCCATTAATTTTGCATATTCTTGTTCTATTCTTGTTACAACTGCTGGTAGAGGTAAGTAGATATATCTCTTGTTATCATTCAATTTTGTTTCGTATTCGTAATTTGTTATCACATTGTTACTTACACCACTGATATATCCCTGTAAATAACCAGTTAATGGATCCAAATATACTCCATTTGTTTCAAAGTGATGTAGTGCTTCTTGCTCATAATTAACAACTCTTCCTATTTTTGCAATAACCGTACTGGAACCCAAGAAAGATAAATTTTGATTTGCTGAAAAAGAACCACTTATCTTCTTAACAGTTAATTTACTTAAAGATGGGTTCCATTCTATAACTTCAGCCTTTTTGGTCGAATCACCAGTAACTATTATTTGGTCGCCCTTTTCAATACCATAATCGGTTATTGAATCTAATTTTAAAAACAAAGATGTATATTCACCATATTTCTTTTGAATGTATAGATCAAATGCTTGTGATGAAAGTGGCCAATCTGTGTAAACACTTTTCATTCCATTTACTAACATTATGATCCAAGATAATGATTGTTTATCATACATTCTCTTTGCTATTGATTCTGGTGTATCCCCTTCACGAATGTAATATGGAATTGAATACTGACTATTTTTATAAACTTCAAAACTTTTTAATGTTGCAGTTATATCAGTTACTTGAATATTGTTGCCGTTTTTGTCAGTCTGAGTTGTATATGGATGATTTGTAAAAAACATGTTATCTTTCTACAAAGTTTGATGGTGCTGCTGCTGGTTGCTCTAGGTAGTATGGAACATCATTTTGTGATGGTGCTGCTATTAGAGGAGGTGGGTCTGGATCATAACGGGGTGCTGATGGTGATTTTGGTTGATTATAAACAACACCTTCAGATAACATTCTGTAATATGAGAATGATACTTGTTGCTTAACATAATTACCATCTGCTTCCCAAGAATAGTCAATAGAACCGACATTTGTTGGATATGCACCGACAAATTGTGTATTATAGACCTTTGAATTTGTAGTATCAACTTGTGTTAATACTATCAAAGAAGTATTTGTATAATTGTTGTAGTATTCGACTCCATTGTTTATATCAAAAATATATTCTTGCCAATTTAAGAAAAACTTTCTTTCTTTAAATCCTTCACTCATTCTGAAGGTTAGAGTTAAATCATTTCCATAATCTATACTATAAGGTAATCTTAATACTGGTAAGTTGTTAAGTTTAAAATCAGTGGTGAATAATGATTGATTTGGTATAGATGCAGATTCGCAGACAAATCTAAACCCATTTCTATCTGATAATGAGGATAGAGTATTGTTTGGTATAATCGGTGGGAAAACAGTAACAAAGAAACGATTTGTTCTATAATATATGCCAGCATCTATTAAGAAATTTGCCAATTCAGTAGCACCAGAACCCGTTACTGGGTTAAACGATGCTATAGGGTCAGTCTGACCAAATGACCCTGCTGATATTCTATCAGTTAAGCCTTGAAATGTCTTTATAGCGTCTATTGCGCCTAGAGGTCCGTATGGTAGTCCAAATGAACTCATTTAATTTGTTCCTAGTGTTTTTTCCGTTATTATTTTAAATGTCCAGTTTTGTTTTTTAGCAAATTCAGTAGCAGCGTTCCACTTTGAATTATTTATTAACCAAGTTTTACTTTCTTTCAAAAATGTTCTTTGCTTCTTATTATCGCTCTGTTTTGGCTGAACGCACTGTCTGGAGGGTTTTACCTCTATTAGATAGACCTTTGTATCCCCGGTTTTTTCACGAACTTCTATCACAAAATCAACAAAATATCTATGAATTCGATTATCCACTGGTGAGATGTAGGGTATTGCTAATTCTTCAGATGACCATTTTAGAACATTTTCATTTCTATCACAAAAAACCATAAACCTGCGCTCCAATAGAGATCTATAGACTATGTTGTTTGGGTTACCAACATACTTTTCCGGCTTTTCTGGACGATATTTACCTTTATATGGCATATAAATAAAAAAGAACAGTTCTTTCCTATTTATCTAGAAAAATGGCAGAAATTAATCAACAAAACATAGCAAACTATACAAGTTTAGCAAATCCAGGGTCTGTATTACCATTATTGACCTCTCAACCAGCAAATTACCAAACAATAACTGGTAATACTATAACACCTGCAGATACACAAAGAGCACTTTCAAACATACAAGAAAAAACAAATATTGAAAATAAAACAAAGGCATTAGAGCAAAAATTGCCAGATGTGGATTCATCGTTTGTTCAACAATTATCATTTAGTGGTGATATTAACAAATTAAGAGATTGTATGGTTTTGACATTATATTCTCCTTCCAGTAATGAAAACCCAAATGCTGCTAATTCCAATGTTGCTGTGGTTAAAAAAGTAGGAGAATTTGTGTCAAGTGGAGTAAAATCAGGAAGCAATTTTCTTGCAAATACCGAACTACCATTTGGAAATGAAATAAAAAAGGATATACAAGAAGCAGTAACCAATATAGCAGAAAATAAAGAAATAACTTCTGGTGAAATTGAAAGATTAAATAAAGAATTTTACACCGAAGGTACTGGCGGAAATAAGAGTAAAACTATATTTCTACCTCTACCAAAACAAATAAACGATATTCATAGTCACAATATTGACGCATTTTCAAATAATCCAATAGTACCAATTGCTGGAATTATATCTGGTGCTTTGGATAAATTAAGTGGTGGTCAGAATG